ACCCCCTCCGTATACAGCCACATCATCCCCGGATGGGATGCCCTGCAACTCACGACCAAGAAACTCCCACCCGCTCCCCCCGCCCTCACCTGCCAGGAACCCGGCTGCACCAGACGCCTCTACGGGCGCGGCTGCTGCCGATCACACTACGACCAGTACTACCCGCCCTCGACTCGAGCGAAGTACCGGCCCTGGACGCACGATGAGGATCTCATCGCGCTCGATCCCGCCATCTCGATCAAATCCGCCACCACCTACATCCGCCGGACCCAGGCCGCGTGCAATCGCCGCCGCGCCATGATCCGCAACCGCCACCCCGACCGCTACCAGGAGATACTCATGGAAATCCACGAATCCCGCACCGTCGACCTGCAGGACCAGGTCCGCGCCGAGCTCGCCGAGTTCGCCGCCGAGCACGGCTACGACCAGGGCTCCTACGCCGCCGGCAGCTTCGCCGACGAGTACGCCGCCGAGGTCACCGAGAACCTCCTCGACTGGCCCGACGCCGCTCCGACCTACGATTTCAGCCCTCCCCGGCACCTCCGCGACGAGCTCGAGGACGACATCACCTGGACCGGGAGCGCTAAGGTCTCCGACCTCCTCGCGAAAGCGGCCGCCTCCAAACGCTAACCCCGGAAACCCCGAAACGCGCCCCACCCAGCCGAAGCCAGGTGGGGCGCGATTACGGGGGTTGATGAGGTCAGCGTTCGGACTTCTGGGCGCCGCCGCGCCAGCGCGCGTACGACGCCGACGCCGCGACGAGCGCGGCCGCGAGCGAGCCCGCACCGGCGATCGCGAACGCGAGAGCCTGCTGCTGCAGATCACCCCAGGTCGTCACCTGCCCGAACGGCACCGTGAACACGGCGCTGCCGGCGAGGGACTGCCAGAACGTCGCCTTCGCGCGATCGAGCGCAACCTCGTGCGTGGCCTGCTCGGCCGCGAGGGCTTCGCGGCGGGTCTCCTCATGCTCGTCATGGGTCATGTCTTCTCCTTCGTGTTCGTGGGCCCCGTGTCCGGGGCAGATCGCGGCCACGGCGGGAGCTCGTGCATCGGCACGCCCGCAGCCATCAGCTCCATGCGCAGATGCGTCGCGTACTCCTGCAGCTTCCGCCGCTTCGTGGCCTCCCGGTCCCGCGCCCGCCATCCCGCGTCAGAGTCCGCGCGGCGCCGGCCTTCACGCCCGGTAGCTGCACGCCAGACCGCGGATACGGCCTCGCGGATGAACGCGCCACCGCCGATCGCTCCGAGGACGATCGCGATTTCCTGCGCGCCCCACATCAGCCCTCCCGATCAGTCGGCGGCCCGTACGCGTAGCCTCGGAACGAGGCGAGCCGGACAGCGATGAGCGCAGCGCCGAGCAGCACCACCCACGTCTGCATAGATCGTGACCCCTCCGACGTGAAGTGGGCCCAGATGATGAGGCTGCCGTACGACAGCAGGGCGGTCGCGAGAGGCAGCATGCCAAGACGTTCCACCCACCACCAGCGCGTGAACGCGACCGCTGCGCAGATCGTGCCCCCGACGATGAGAAACCACGCCCACCCCGTCGACACGATCGGGCCCCACTCCGCCTCTACCGTGCGGGGCGGCTGGGCGAGCACCCAGACCCCGAACCACGCCGTCGCCACGTAGACGATGAAGTAGATCGGATCCTGGTGGGGCGGCTTCCGCGCCTGTGCCCAGACGTGTTTCACGATCGCGCGCATCAGCTACCCCCGAACAACGCGGACCAGGTCGTGGAGTCGACCTTCGCGGAGGCGCCGAGACCGGGCGTGCGCCGCTGGAACTCCTGCACCGCGGCAGCGGTCGCGGGGCCGTAGATGCCGTCGACCACGAGATCACCGGCATAGGACGGGTAGACGGTCTTGAGGCGGTGCTGGACCTGCGCCGTCGCGACCGGGTCCGAGTCCGGGCCGTCGAGGTACCGGTACACGACCGGGAGATGAGAAAGCTTCACCCGCACGCCGAGACCGGCGGGCCAGCGCATGAAGCCCTTCTCCTCGTCCATGCCGTTGGCGCGGCGCAGCGCCGCCACGCTCATCTTGTGCGCGACCGCGACCGAGCGCTGCGTATCCCCCTTCTTGAGGTAGTAGATACCGTCCGGCCACGTCGTGACCTTGTACGTCCCCGCCTTCCCGGTGCCGTAGGGCTGCGTCCACTTCGTCTCGACCTTGAGCTTCCGCCCTGCCGTGAGCGTCGCGTCAGTCTTGAGGCTGTTGAGGCGGGCGAGCGCGGCCACCGACATGCGATAGCGCACCGCGATCTTCCGGAGCGTGTCGCCCTTCCGGGTCGTGTAGGTACCGATCGTGGACGACGTCGCCTTCGGAGGGATCTTCCCTCGCGTGTTGCGTCCGTCGAACTCAAAATGCCAGGGCTCCTTAACGCTCCACCAGGACTGGCCGCCAGCCCACCACCAGCCGTACTTCGGCGCGTTTTCGAGCATCCACTTGTGCTCCGCGCTGCTGGTGAGGTTCAGCGGGGACCCGAAGTCGACCGCCAGCCCCCACCCGTGGTTCGAGGTGCCCGGAACCGCGGCAAGGTTGAACCCTGGCCGGCGGTTGACCCACCCGTCGTAGAGGCGCCGCTGTTCCGCGAGGGAGCGGTGCGCCTCCAACACGGGGAGTTCGTACCCGAACCGGGCTTTGAACGCCCGGGCGAGGGCTTCCAGCCAGGGCGCTGCCTCCTTTCGAACGCTCCACGACTTCCCGCCCCATCGGGCGGTGCCGGTCGCGTTGCGGGGGTCCCCGTTCGGGTACCCGATGTTCTGCTTGACCATGGGTTGCCTCCTTCGGGCATGAAAACGGCCACCCGCACCGGGGTGGCCAGAGAGCATTTGCGGGTTAGATGCGGTGGACGATCGTGAACTGCATGCTCGACATCGCCGTGCCGAAGGTCACGCCCACCGTCCCGTTCGTGCGCGCGGTCGCGGAACCGGTCTTGTCGGTGCCCGTGCCGCCCCAGGCGGTGCCCCAGGCCTGCAGCGACGGCCGGAAGATCGAGTCGAGACCCGAGATGAAATCCGTCGTGGACGACGCCGCGAAGCTGCCGGTGACGCCGATGCCGCGGATCATCACCCAGTCCCCGTCCCGCCGCGCCTGAATCGTGCCCGCGGAAAACCCCGAGATGAGCCGGTTCGAGATGTCGATCCAGCCGGTGTCCGTGCTCGAGGCACCACCGGACGCGAGACCGAGGCGGTCCGCGATGAGGTCACCGAGCACCTCCCCACCGAGGTCGGTGAGGTGAATATCATCCGCCCCCAGCAACCCGTAGGCGTTGCCGAGGCCGCGGCCGACACCGGCGGCGCGCATCGCGTCCGCCACATCCACCACGATCGTGTCCGACCGGTCCGCCGCGATCTCCCGCAGCACCTGCCCGTAGTCGTCCCAGGAGCCGGTGTCCGTGTCGGCCCGCTCGTGCTGATGCACGAGCACGTGCAGCAGCGGCCGCGACGACGACAACCCCGCGATCTGGCTCGTAAGGTTTGTGCGATACCAGGCCGGCGTCCGCCCCAGCTTCCAGTCGTTGCTGCCCACCATGTGGAAGATGGCGCTTGGGTTGAGGGCGTTGATCTGCGGGCGGGTCGTGTCCGTGATGTACGTGCCCGCGTTGGTGCCGTTCACGCCCGCGTTCACGAACACCAGCTGGTCGCCGGTGGGGATGCTGTCGGTGAGTTTCACCCGGGCGGGCTGCCGCCACCGGCCCGCGACCTGCCGGGCGAGCACCGCCGGCCACACATCCATCCACGTCGTCGACGACCCCGCGAACACGACCACGGAGCGGCCGCCTGCGAGAGGCGCGGCGAGACGGGCATCCAGCGCGCCCGGCGGCTCCGGCAGCCGATCCCCAAACGCAGACAGCGCGGCCGCGACCCCGGCGGGGGTCGTCGCGCGGGACGTGTCCGTGCCCGTGACCGCCTCATCGTTCGTGGCGAGCTCCACGATGCCACGGCCCGCGGTCGTCGACGACGGCAGCCGTGCAGACTGCATGATCCCCGACGTGATCTGTCCGGCGGAGTGCGTGTGCTCGACCGGGGCTTTCGCGGCGTCGAGCGCGGCGAGCAGCGCCGTCACCCGCTCCGAGGAATACACCCGCACCGCAGACGGCGCCGCATCATCAATGATCTCCCCCGCAACGATCTCCCCGGCCTCGTCCCGGTACTGCTCGGCGGCGTCCCGGGCAGCCTCCGCGGCCTCCCGCTCCACCACCGCCCCATCACGGGCCTGCTCAGTGTCCTCGAGCAGGGCCTGCACCGCCTGGCGGACGGCCTCGACCTCCGCGAGCACCCGCTCCCACTCCGGCACCTCCTCCGGCGCCGGAGGATCCACCGGGTGCGACAGATCCAGCACCCCACCGGCAGGGGCGGCGGCGTCCCAGGACAGCGCGGCGGCCTGCTCCGGAGTCTGCCCCCTCCACGTGATCTGCACCGCGTAGCGGAACTCCGACTGGCCCGGCTGGTCCGTCGCGATGACCTGCGGCGGTTCGTCGAGCGAGGCCGGGTTGATGATCTCCCCGGCCTGGTTCGTGACCAGTACGATGGGGTCCAGCACGATGAGCTGCCCGCCCGCGATGAGGTACGGGATCCGCGCGGTCAGGGTCGCTTTCAGGTCGGGCAGCTCGCGGGCGTCGGGCCGGTCGCCGGCGTCGCGGGAGTCGAGCACCGCCCGGACGATGCTGCCGGTCACCTCGCATAGCGCGACGCTCTCCGAAATGTCCATGTAGTAGGCCTCCTCAGGCAAAAAAGGGGTCGCCCCAGCAGGGCGGAAACGGCGGGTTTAGGAGAAGCCCCAGCCCTGCGCAGGGCCCAGGCGCGTGATCGCGATCCGCGATACCGCTCGGGCGTCTCCCGCGATCGGGCGAGCCACGGTCACATGCGTCAGCAGCGCCACGGACTGCCCCTGACGGAGCAGGATCGGCGTCGGCGTGGAGTGCACGCTGATCACGCCCTCGCCGCTCATCTGCGCCACCCCGTATCCCTTCCCGCGGGTCGTGCCGCGGCCGGGCAGTGCCCACCAGATCGACGCGGTACCGGACACGGACTCCTCCCGGCCGATGCCGATGTGCGCGGACAGCTCGTAGAGGCCGTCTTTCTGCACCACGATCCAGGCGCCGTCCGTGGCGGTGAGGCCAGTCGGGTCCGAGCTCGTCCACCCGCCACCTTCGCCCCAGTTGAGCGCGTACTGCGCGCCGGGCTGATGCGTGAACGCAGCCGAGTTGTACGCGAATAGCGCGGTCTCGGGGCGTACCTCGTAGCTCGCCGCGGGCAGCCACGAGTTGAACGCCTGCCGGGTCACAGACGGGTTGAGCTGCAGGTCCGTGCGGGTGCCTGCGGTGGCCTCCGCCACCGTCGCGTAGCGCGGCTTGTACAGGTCATCGAGCGCGTCCCGCACCGACGATTCCGTGTCGAGCACGTGCCCCGCCATCGTCGCATCCGACGCGGGGTTCAGTTCAGTAATGTCATGCCAGGACGTCATTCGCGTTTCTCCATCCAGATCATGCGGCCATCCGCGGTCTCGCGGATCCAGTGCGTCGCGTGCCGCGAGTGCGGAATCGGACGCCCCTGCCCATCGGTCGTGCCTTTCGACACCTCGAGGAGGGGATACAGGTCATCCGGGGCCGCGTCCACGAGGTCATGCAGGTACACCGGCCCCGGGGAGTGCGGCACGCGGATTTTGTGGAGCCAGTACGCGTGCTGCGGCACCCGGTCCTCGGCCCAGGAGGCGCGGAGCGTGTACCAGTGCCGGCCATGCATCGACGTGGTTGGAGCCACGTCGGCGCGGGCCTCGCCCTCGGCCACGGTCACGGCGACGGGGCCGCCGGCGTACGCGCCCCACGCGTCCACGCCCGGCCCGGACGGCACCAGCTCGAGCGTGGGCGTCACCCCCGCAGGCCACAGGTGCCCGTCAAAGCGGCGCAGCGGGAACCGAAGTTCAACCATCAGTAGACCCCGTTCCCGACGCGCCGACCGCGGCCATCTGCGCCGCCAGCGGATCCGGTGCAGGCGCGCCCGGGCAGCCGTCCTCATCGAGCGTCCAGACGCCCTCCGCGGCGGCGTCGAGCTGCGCCTGCTCCCACTCCTGCAGCTCCACGAGCTCGCAGACCTCGTGCTCCCCGGACTCTGGGATATGCAGGTCGTGCGGCCAGTAGCCGCGGTGCTCCCACAGCGCCTGCAGCTGATACCAGACCGTGCCGCCCGTGCGCGCCGTAGACGGCACCTCCGTGCGGCCATCCTCGGGTACCACCACCGGCTCATGCCCGGGAAACACGTCGAGGCCGGGGCCCTGCGGGACCAGCACCAGCGTGGGCGTCACAGTGTGCGGGTGGATGATGCCGCGGAATCGCTCGCGGTCAATGATGATCGTCGTCACAGTACTGCTCCTAGCTCGTGTATCCACGCGGGTTGACGCGGGATCCGTTGATCCACACCTCGTAGTGCAGGTGCGGCCCGGTCGACGGCCCAGTTGAGCCGATGTAGCCGAGAGTCGCGCGCTGGTTGACCTGCTGGCCGACCGAGACCGCGAACCCCGACATGTGCGCGTACGCCGTCCACACGCCCCCGCCGTGATCGACGCGGACATAGTTGCCCCACCCGTCGGTCCAGCCCGCGAAAATCACGGTCCCCTTGCCTGCGGACGGAATTTGCGCGCCGTTCACTGCCGGGTACCAGCCGAAATCGATGCCCTGATGGAACGTGGACCCCACCCCTCCCGGGGACGAGCGGGGCCCGTAGTCGGAGGTCATCGTGGACAGCGGGAACGGCCACTTCAGGCCGGTTCCTGAGGGGTCGCCGGGGTCCGTGCCGCCGCCGATCCCACCGAGCTGCGGGCCCTTGTGGACCTGTCCGGCGGAGTTGATGAGCAGCACCCGGAACGCGTCCGCGGTACCACCCTCCGCGGTAGGGATCTCCTCCATGTACACGCGGTTCCGCGCCCACAGGTTGCCGTTGAAAAACGCGGCCTTCCTGTCCGAGGACGTACCGACCTCGAGGCCACCCCGCGCCTGCGTGTCGCCGAGCACGATGAGGCCCTGCGGGGACGCCGACGTGCCGACCGTGGTCTGCCCGCGCGCAAACAGCGGGCCGTTCAGGTAGGTGGCTGCGGCCTGGTCGGACGTGCCCACCTGGAGCTGCTGAAAATGCAAACTGTCGCCGTAGACGCGGAGCTGTCCGGAGAGGTCAATCGACTCGCCGTACAGGCGAGACAGGATCTCGATCAGGGCGTTCTCCCGCGCCCGGAACGCGCCGCCATCGATCACGAGACCCTCACCCCGGGACCGCACCGTGTACGTGCCCCGATCCGTGGAACCGTTCTCGAGCGGGTTCGCGGTGTTCAAGTCGCGGAGGTTTTTCGTCGTCGCGGCCAGGTCCTCCTGCTCCGCGAGATTCGGTCTAGCCAACCTGTGCCACCTCCAACCCCAGCTCCGGCCCAGGCCCGCCCTCGACCGAGAGGATCAGGTGCTCCATGCGCTGCGCCGGGGTGAACGGGTCACCCGGGTAGTCGTGCAGCACGTGCGCGCCCGGCACGAACTGCGTGGGGGGATGCCGCTCCGACGTGTGCACGCCGAACGAGTATTGGCGGATCCCACGGCGCAGCTTCCGCAGCTCCGCGATACCCATGGACCGCACGTCCTCGCGCCGGTCGTCCTGTTTCCCGGACACGGACTCCTCCAAATCGAGGCCCTGATGCGGGGTCGCGCGGATCGTGTCGTGCGTGACAGGGATCTGGATCATGGATTTGCCGGACCCGCCGCCGATCGCGGTGAGCGCGGTCACCTGATGCTGATACTCCGCCTGCATCCGGAACCCGGTCATCTCGGCCTGCGCGGTCGGATGCGGGTCGTAGGACAGCAGCACATCCCACCGGTGCGGGTCGAGGTCCACGATCACCTGCCAGGCCAGCGAGTCACCATCCCAGACCGGCTGGAAGTCGATGTCGGGTGCGTCCTCGCGGTCTTGCAGGTCGGCGATGATGTCCTCCGCGGAGCGGCCGCGCACGTCCACGCGGTAGTCCTCGCCGTCATCGACCACCCATGCGTCATCGATGATCGTGACCGGCAGCGCCCACCCGGCCCGGCCACGCCAGTCCAGGGAACGGTCCCCGTTCACGCCACCGATCAACGCGCCCCGCACAAATAGGATCACGGCGTCCTTGATATTCCCGACCTGCGCGCCGAAGCTTTCGCCCTGATAGTTCAGGTCCACGGGCATGATGCCGCGCTTACGGAGGATCGCGCGCGCGTCCTGCGTCCGCAACCGCAACACCCCCGACACCGGGTCATAGTCGGGCAGGCTCGTGACGAACCCGGCGTACATGGCCGTGCGCTGGTCCCCCTCGATCCATTCCACGACGATGAGGGTGCGCCAGCCATCCCGGCCCAGCTTCGCGACCGTCTCAGCGTCCAGCTCCGCACCGGGCGCTTTCGTGCGGATCGTGAACTCGCCCGTACCGACGCCGTTCAGCACGCGCTTCCAGGACCACCCGTCCTCGAGATTCGCGTCCAACGACGGCACAAACGGCAGCCAGTCCTCGACCCCGACCGCGACCACATTCCACACGGGCGCCTCCTAGTAGTACGTGTCCGTCACCGTCAGCTCGAGCCGCCCCGACCCCGTGGCATCGAAATACACCGGCCCGCCGCCGGACGGGATCAGCGGCATACGACCCCGCAGGTCCGTGCCGATCGACACGCCCGCCTGATCCACCGCCCACGCCCGCCGGGTATCGACCTCCACCCAGCCACCGGCCGGGATCGACCTCGACACGCGCACCGCCCGGCCCCCGGCCCGCACCTCTAGCGCGGACAGCGGCCCGACGAGTCGCAGCACCGGCCACGCGTCCGCGGTCCCGAGATGCTCCACCTCGACCGCACCACCCGCCGGGACCGTGACCGTGCGGGTGCGGCCGTACTTGAGTGGGTCCGCGGCCTTCCACGTGACCTCCCAATCCGCGGCCGGATCCCCGAGGTCGTACCGCTCCCGAAACAGCGGCTTCCCGCGGACCCCGGCAGTCACCCACCGGGTTTCGCCGAGATCCTCGACCGTGAGCACATCCCCGCTCGTGGGTAGCGCCGCGAGCTGGTCCCGCATCCGCGCAAGATCCGCCCACGTGCGCACCAACGCGAGACCGCCCGCGACAACCGTGCGGGCGCGGCGGCGGGGCTGCACGGCATGATCGCCGTCGCCCCACCGCTCCACGTCACGGTCCTGTACCTCCACCGGGCCCCAGCCCTCGAACTCCTCCACACCCCACCCGAATGCGGAGTGTTCGTGCTCGTGCTGCCCGAACGCGGTAAACCCCGACCGGGTTCTGAGGACCATGGAAGGATTCACCGGTAGCTCCTCATCTCGTCCGCGAGGGCACGCTTCGCTTCGCGTCGCATCAGCGACACGAGTTCCGCGCCACTCATCGCCTCTGTCACTGTCACGTTCTGACTGAACGACATGCCACGATCCGGGGAGGACACGTTCACGACCGGCGCGGACGCCTGGTAGCTCGCCTGCTGCAGCACGCCACCATCCGCGTACTCCCGCCAGTACCCGAGCCGGTCCAGCGCCTCGAGGGCGTAGCCAATGTTCTGCTTCTCGAGCCCGGGTTTCCCGGAGATGTACGCCTCCCACCGGGTCTCTGGCTCAGCGAATTTCACGATGTTCGCGCCGCCAGGGTAGATCCCGGTCGGCACGTTCCGGCGGATCCCACCAGACGCGTACTCATCAAACCCGCCGTAGGCGCGCAACGTGCCAATCTGACGGATATAGGCGCCGACCGTGATCGTCTTCCCGTTGAGTTGATCGATCGACCACTCAGCCCCAGACGTATCGGCCTCGACATCGACCGAGCCGTCCTGCGACTCAATCCATGCCACAAGCCCGTCCATCTCTTCCCGAGCCTTCTTATCGTTCAGCTCGGTAGAGATCGCGTACGATCCATCAGTCAGCTCGACCACTGCGTATCCCAGCGATTCGAGCTGCAGCCGCGCCTCCGCTGTCAGCGCATCGACCGTGACCGTGTTCGTCTTGCTGCGGTCCATCTCCTGCAGCAGGCCGAGGATGTAGGTGAGTTCGTCAGCGACCGTGCTCGTGTTGATCCGATATTCGGTCTCGAGATCTTCTGGGAGCATGAACAGCTGGTCCGCGAGAGCTTCGGCTTCCTCCGCGCTGCCAGTCATTGCCGTGGCCAGCTCGATGAACTTCTCCCGCCCATCTGCGATAACCGCGGCGTACTCCTCTAGAGGAGCCTGGGAGCCAGCAAGATCAGCGGCCCAATTGTTGGTCGTCTCTGCCAGATCGAGCAGCGCCGACATGTTCTCGCGCCCGGCCTCGGTGGTCAGGTCGAGATTCACCCCGTTCTTCTCGAGCGAATCATTCGCCTGATCAACCGCCTGATAGAACCCCATCTCGGCATTGATGAGCCCCGACACTAGGTCGTCATACTCCCGGATGGCATCCGCGAGAGCAGAGATCTGCGCCTCAGCCTCCGCCGCAGCAGTCTCTTGCGCCTCAAGTTCCTCTGCGAATGCCTCCGATGAGCTAGACGCATTGCCGATCGCCCACTCAGCGAGAGCAAGCTTCTCCTCGTACGTGTCGAGCTGGCCTTCTACAATCCCGAGGCCGGCCGCTTGGTCCCGGAGCTGGTCCCGGTACATCGGCATCCGGTCCAGCAGGGAGACGATCTGATCGTCAGTGAGATTCGCTTCCTCCGTGATCTGCTTGAAAGCCTCCGCCGCGGCAGGGGCGTCCGACTCTCCGAGATCGCGGAGCGCTTCACCTAGGGCATCAAAGGTGCGAATGTCATCGCGAGCCTGAGATGAGGTCTCGTACCACGCCTTGTTGGTCTCATCGATTCGCTCGCCAAGGTTCGCCATGAGTTCGGCGGCTTCCTTCGCGTCATCTCGCCAGCCGAAAACCTCTCCGATAGATGTGTTTCGACTCATCGCAGCCGCCATCACGTCCGCGGCCGAGGTAGCATCCTTGAGCGCGTTCACCGCGTCATCTGCCGAAGCAGTAACGGCATCTAGCGCCGCCTGCCCGAGTTCTAGCGCCGCCCACACCGCGGTCAGAGCAATCCCGCCCTTGAGGGAGAACAGCCCTCTCAGTGCGGTCATTGCCCCAGTCGTGTTCACCCCGAGAGTGAGTAATGCCGCGTTGGTCGCCGCGATCTTGGGGATGAGCGTGAGGAAGGCGCCACCAGCCAGCAGAACGCCTGCGGCCACGACCCCACCCCAGGCTGCGAGTTGCAGCATGGGTCCGTCCGATCCCGAGATCATGTCAGCGACCGAGCCGAGTCCGGATGCTACGAGCTCAAGGGCTGGTAGCAGGTGCGTGCCGATTGAGATCCCTGCTTCGGTGAATCGGTTACGGAGGATGCCAAGCTTTGATTCGGTAGTGCCGTAGCGAAGCTCAGCCTCTTCCATGAGCGCGATGTTCTCTTCATACGCGGCGTTGCCCATGTCCATGGCCTCAGAGAACGTGCCGGCAGCTCCGGAAGCTCGCAGCAGCGCATCACGCATCCGTACTTCGGTGATTTCGAGATCCGCGAGAATGCCGAGCGTGGATGATCCTTGCGACTCGGCGTCTGCGAGGCCCTGCACGAACGCTGTCAGCGCTGCAGCCGAGTCCTTCCGCCAGAGCGTTGCGAACTGGTCCGCGGTCATGCCTGCGACAGCGGCGAACTGTTCGAGCCGGTCGCCGCCCTCCTCGACCGATGCGGCGATGTCGATCATGACCTTGGACATGGCCGAACCGCCGGCCTCAGCCTCGATACCTACCGAGGAGAGCGCAGTTGCAAGGCCGAGGACTTCGCCCTCGGTGAACCCAACCTGGGCACCGGCACCTGCGAGCCGCATCGCCATCTCGAGGATGCTGGATTCCGTGGTGGCGAAATTGTTGCCGAGCCCCACGATGGCGGACCCAAGATTCTCGGCCTCGCTCTGCGACGTGCCCATGATGTTCATGAACTGAGCGAGCGACATGGCAGCCTGCTCAGCAGAAAGGTTCGTTGTCTCTCCAAGGTCGATCATCGTGCGCGTGAACCCGACAACATTCTCGGTCTGGATACCAAGCTGGCCGGCTGCTTCTGCGACCGCCGCGATTTCCTCGTGCGATGCAGGGAGCACGGAAGTCATCTCGCGCAGGCCGTCCTCGACCATCGACAGCTGCTGCGGCGTCCCATCGACCGTCTTGAGCACACCGGTCCACGCCGATTCCCAGTCGACCGCCGCTTTCACGCCGAGGCCAAGGCCGGCAGCAATCGCACCGCCAGCGATGAGCATCTTTCCGCCGATGTTCTCGGCGGCGGAGGACCACTTCTCGCCCCACTCGTCGATGTTCTCCGAACCCATCTCGAGCTCCCGCGTCGACCGGGCCGCTTCCTGCATGCCACGCACGTAGTTCGCTACGTCCGCGCGCAGAACAACCTTCACCGACTTATCGACCACAAAAGCCTCCTAAGATGGGGGGCATGAAGCGCCCACTCTTCGCCGCGAGCGCGGCCTGTTTTCTCGCACTCGCCGGCTGCGCAGCGGGCGGACCGAAAGCGGAAACAAGCCCTGATGAGACCCCCGCCGCGGTCACAGAAGACTCAGAAATTACGACCGCGCTTGACGCATGCGAGGCATACGACGACCACCTGCGAAGCCAAGTCACCGACGCCATCCGAGAGAACGACTCCGACGCCGCTTCGGGACTGGTGCCCACGCTGGTGACGATCCTTGACGTGACCGAAGGCGATCTTCGTCAGGAGTTTGAGAAGCAATACGCCGCGCTGAGCCTGATCAGCGACGGCCACGAGGTGGCCGAGGACCCCGCTCCCGCAAACATTGAGATCTCGAATCTTTGTCTCGACGTGTACGCGGAGGCGTACCCCTAATCGAGTGCCGGGGTCACTTTCACGGACTTATCGACCACAGGAAACCTCCTAGGATGAGAGACATGGAGCCTCACGACAACGACGCCTTCGAAGCGCTCGTGCAGCGAAAAGCGGACCGCGAACTTGACGCCAAAAAGGCGGCCCAAGACGAGGCCCGGGAGGCGGTGAAGAACCGCCGCAAGAACTGGATCGTCCTCGGCGTGCTAGCTGTCGTCGTAATCGGTTTGGCAGCGTGGGTCATCACGCCCTACCTGCCATTCGCTGCGAAGAATGCGGCGGTAGATGCCTGTCACAGCAGCGTCGAGCGACGCCTTAAAGACCCGTCCACCGCGAGCTATAGCGGCGAGACTGCGATAGAGACTTCGGACAATATTTGGGAGGTGTCCGGCACTGTCCGTTCAACCAACAGTTTCGGTGCAGTCGTCCCCGCGTCCTACTCCTGCACGGTGCACACGGGCGACATGACGATGGTGATCGACATGTCAATCGAGTGACACGGCCCACATGAGCCCTGCCCCGTCACTCTTCGGGTTGTCCTTCTCCCACTTCCGCCGCGCCTGCTCCTGAGCACGCACCGCGAAATTCGTGCGCTTCTCAACCCGGAACCGGTACTTGTTCGCCGGGTCCAGTTCCTCCTCCACCGGGATACCCCGGGGGGAGATCTGTTCCTCCGCGATCCGAGCCGCCTCGAACAGTTGAATGTCCTCGTCCGTGAACTCCCGCTCCCGGACCACAAGAAACCCGCCCTCCCCATCAGGGGTGAGGCGGGTCACGGGCTCCTCTCCCCACAACCGGCGCGGGGAGATGCCCAGCCGCTCCGCAAGCCGAATCTCGGCGCGGGTCTGCGGCTGGGCCGTCAGGCTTTTAGGAGACTCCCGAACGACTGCTCAGTAGTGGAGCCGTTGACCTCGATGACGGCGTTCACGAGCGCGGTCATGTCCGCGTTCCCCACCGACCGGAAAAACTCAGCCCACTCGTCCTGGCCGGGCTGCTCCTCTTCCTCGCCGTCGAGGACGCGGCCGTACTTCTCGAGCGCGTCGACCGCGGCGCCGGTGATGTCGAACCCGTACCGGGCGGCGCCGGGGTCCTGCTTCGCCGCGTCCTTCGGGAGCGGGTTCTTGAGGCGGATCAGCTTCCACTCCTGCAAGCCGAGGCACGCGTACACGCGTACCGTCAGCGCGTCCTCCCGGTGGGCTTCCACCCACTCATCGAGCGCTTTCTGCGCGGACGCGCGGTTCGGCGCCGCGAGCCGACCCGTCTTCATGCCCGCCTGCAGCACGGCACGGAGCAGCTCGTCATGCTGCACCACAAGCGCCCCGTCCAGTACTACGGGTACGTCCTTGTAGCGGCGGGAGACACGCTCCGTCGCCCTACTCATCCGAGACATACGTTTCTCCCTCTGAAAAGTCTGTCCCTCTGCTCGTGTGCCGTGCGGGCAGGCCAGAGGGAACCTGCCCGCACAGATCTGCTACGGGGTGGGGCCGGCGACGAGCGCGACATCCTCACGCACGAGACCCGCAGTGGAGAGCGTGACCGTCTTCGTGTGGTCCTCACCCTCCGCGGGCTGGTTCTTCCGCTTCCGACCGCACTTCACCGGGAACAGGTCCACGATGTCGCCCGCCGCGAAATCCTGGTCGTGGTCGATACCCCAGCGGGTGAAGAAAATGTAGCGTTCGCCCACGGTCAGGAACCGGTCGAGGGACGTGTCCCCCTCGGGCAGTTCCGGGTTCCACACGTACGTGACCTCGAGCGTGTCCGTCTGACGGCCCTCACGCTGAATCGTGAACGGCGACGTGAGCCGGCGGCCCTCCGAGGTCTCGTTCTGCGGCGTGTGGTTCCACCCGTCCGGGGTGATGTCATAGGTGACATCCAGCGCCGTCGCGCCGTTGAGGAGCGCCGCAGACACCTGCGTAGGATCCTCCACCTCGTCCGCGGCCACGGCCATGACGACGAGGTTGCCGTCAGCGATGAACCCCTCGTTGTACTGCTGATTCTTCTTGATCGCCATTACTTCGACTCCTTCCGGGCAGGCTTCGACTGCTCCTTGTAGAGCGGCGCGGCACTCTCCGGCACCTCGATGGTGCGGCCATCATGCGACCGCACCTGCACCTTCTTCGTCGGCTTCTCCGAGCCGTACTTGAACTGACCCATTTGGGGGGCCTCCTTAACTAGAGAAGCCCCGCACAAGGGCGGGGCGAAACAAAGGGGTTAGGCGGGGGTGGATGTGAACGCGTACGACGTGATCGCGGCCCACACCCGTGGACCCGAATCATCCGCAGCCAAGTCCGACGCGCGACGAGACAGCCGCGAACACGACCGCCCCGGCACGTCCAAGACGCGTCCCCGTCCGTCAGGGCGGAGAACACGATCCACGACCTCATCAGCCCACGACGCCTGATCCAGCGTCGACCCGACCGACATCACCGTGAACTGCAACACCTCACGACGCTGCGCGCCCGTGTGCCGATCCTGCACGTCCGCGTTCCGCCCCGGGACGACCACGACCCTCGGCATGCCGATATCCGGGTCATCATCCCCGACACAGACGCGGCCCGCGAGCGGACCCTGATTGATGAGGTACACGAACTCCGTCAGCTCGGCTCTCATAGCTGCATCCCGTCATCGAGAGCCTTACCGAGACCGGTCACGAAATCGTCCATGTTGTACTCGAGGGCGGGTTCCAGCGCCGGTTTCCGACCCGAGAACGGGTTGCCCGTCTCAAAGACCGGCGCGAGATTGCCCTGCCCCTGCGGGCGGGGGCCGATCTCCGCGCGGATATCGTCACCGGAGGACTTCATCTCGTACTCCATCGCCGCCGGATACTGGCGGGCATGCTTCCCCACCTGCGCCGCAGCGAGCGCACGAGCATCATCCTTCACATGCCGGGCCGTGACCTCCACAGCCTTCCGAATCAGCGGCATAGTCTTCGCCGGCACATGCTCGAGCGACGCGCGGAGGTGGGCGAATTCGTCATTCACGGATCTGCCTCACCTCCTGGCCACGGAACCGGCGCAGCGTGGACCAGCCGCCGAGCGGTCGATCGTTCAGCGTGATCTCCGCCCCGGCAGTGCCGGGCACGATGGACTCGAGTACCGTCACGACATGCCCGAGCGTGATGCCCTCGCTGCCGTGCACGGGGAACTTCACCTGCACCTCGGTGACGGAGACGAGCTTCCCGCCCGACTCCACCACCTCGGCCGAGGCGCGCACCACCTGCGCGGGGCCCTCCCACACCGTGGTGCGCTGCTCCTCGATCTGCCCGGTGTCCTCGTTGAGCACGCCCTGCTCGACATGCTCGACGCGGACGCGTTCCGTGAGGGCCTGTTCCTGGATCGCTTGGAGCTGCCCCAGCATCGCGGGCGACATCATATGCCCACCTGCAGACTGAACGCTCCCGGCACCCGCCACCCGGTGATGGGGAGCGGCGCGAGATCCTCGATGTCCTCCTCGGACAGGTACAGTTTGCCCGCCGAGGAGTCCGAATCGATCGTGGCCTGCGCCCCATCCGACGACACCTGACGGTACGCGTTTGGGTTGCGGGCCTTGCGCTCCACCATCCGCGTGAGCACCCGCTTCACCGTCGTTTCCGACAGGTACGCGGGCGCGGATTCCGCCATGCTCATGCGGGCATCCAGGTCACGCACGTGGCGCCGCAGGATGTCCTCGGCCTGCGCGATCCAGTTCGGGATGACGCGGAGCTCATCCGGGGTGAGCGTGCGTTCGATGACGCCCTGCACCTCGTCCGTGGTGATCACGACGCCCCCTTTACGCCTCGGGAAGGCGCGCCTCGATTGCGGCGAGGCGCGCTTCGAGCCCCGTGATCTTCGCGATCGCGAGATCCGGGATTCGCGCGACCGCGAACGTCCCCGAGGTGATATCGGCCGCCGGGTGCTTATGCCCTGCGGGCGGGAACTCCTCCGGCTTGCCCGGAAGCGTCCCCCAGGTCACCTCGGCGATGCCCTGCTCGATGTGGTTGAGGCGGTCAGCGGTGATCGGCGTTCCACCGTCTTCGCCATCCGCCCATGTCTGCGGTTCGTACGCCATGCGTCATACCTCCATGGGGTGTAAGCCCGGCCCGGGGAAGAGGGTCGACCCGGGCCAGGCGGCTAAGGGTTTTCCGGCTCGGTGATCTTCACGAACGACTCCACGTCGTTGATCATCCACCCGTACTCAGCTTCTGCACGGATCGCGACCAGGTTGTGCTCCCACAGCGACGTGAGCTGACCGTTGATGGTGACCGTCGCCTCGGTCGACACGTCGTAGGAGATGCCCCCGACGACGCCCCAGATCGCCTGCGCCCAGTTCCCGGCGAAGCCCACGATCTCATCGCGGGCGATGCCCTCCGAGTACAGCGCCTGGCGGCGCAGGAGACGACCACCCGACAGCGACGTGTCCTCGTAGGTCGCGTCCACGAACAGCGGCCGGCCGTTCAGGTCGGTCGCCGCGTTGAACGTCGGCTCCGTCGTGTCATCGAACGCCCACCCGGTGAGCTTCTTCTTGTCGTCCACGAGCAGCTTGAGGGCCGCGTTCACGTCGCCGTACACGCCGCCGTCAGCCTGCGCCGCGGTCCCGAGACCGACCGCCTTCGTGGTCTGCGCCACGTACTGGCCGAACGGGGTGTCCACGCCATGGAGCGCGGCGGCGTCGAACGCGATCGCGAACGCCTCCGCGATGTCCGACCGGAGAATGTTGATGTAGTTCCCCGGGTTCGCGCGCACGACTTCCGCGGAGACCACCGCGATAGCGGCGATCTTGTGCGGCTTCATCGACTTGAGGCCGAGGGAACCGCTCGTAGCGGGCTTCTGACCGCCCTCAGACACCCACCCGGCAGTGGGCTTCGACGTGACGACCGGGATCTCCTCGCCGTTGATGCCCAGCGGCACCTTCCGCGCGAGGGACTGCGCGATCGACTGCTTCTGCGCCTCCTGGAAATAGGCCTGCGCCTCGTTGGGCTTGAGAAAGCCAGCGAACTCGCTGGTCTTAGTAGGGGCCGTAATCGGCATGACTGCTCCTTAACAGAAAAGGCCCCCGTTCTGGGGGCGAATCGGGTGGCATCACTTGATGCCGAGCTTGGTTTTCAGCGCGTGCTCGATCCCATCCCCGTTCAGCGGCAGCGCGCTCTGCGCGCCGAGGCCGAAGCTGGAACCGGAGCCCTCGTCCTTCTGGCGGACGAGGTACTGATGGTTGGTCGCCACGTCGTCCAGCAGCGTGTCCACCGAGCTGGTGTCCACGCCCTCGTCCGTGACCGTGATCTCCGACACCCGGTCACCGAGGAACAGCAGCGCCGCTTCGGGCTCGTGGAACCCCTTCGCCGCGGCACGCTCCCGCACCGCCAATGCCGTCAGTTGCTGCTCGAAGGTCTTCCGAGCCTCCTGAGCGCCTTCCTGCCGGGCCTGCGCAAGCGCGGCTTCCTGGTCGGTTTCCGTGTGCTTCTTCACGATCTCGCCCAGCTCGTCCGCGGGCAGGCCGAGGTCCTGGAACGCTTTCAGCGCCGTGCGCGCATCGTTGCGTTCCTCCTTCATGCGGTCCAGAGCACGTTTGCCGGCATCGCCGAGCTGCTCTTCACCGCCCTCTCCCTGGCCGGGCGTCTGCGTGGTGTCAGTGGTTTCCGTCATGGTGTGATCTCCGATTGCATCGATCAGTAAGGGGCATGGCCCCGGTGGATCCCTGCCCGTTGCGGGAGGGAAGCTTCTACAGCACTCCGAGCTTGATCGCGAGGGCACGCACCTGCGCGGCACCCTCCCGTCCGGAGTTGAGGAACGCGAGCTGTTCTCGCCATTGCCGGTCGATCAGTTCGCGTTCTTTCGCGGTCAGCAGGCGGTTCCCGAACGGGTTCCGCCCCGCGACTGCTGCTTCATGTGCGAGATACGACTGGTGGAAGCGGCGCTCGCCAGCGGTCTGTGTGGCCGGGTTGAGGATGTCCCTGGTTCCCGACTGCACCGCGTCCCGGTAGGACTGCGTTGCCCCCGGGCGGGTTCCGCCACGGCCCATCGCGCCCGCAGACCAGCCCCACGGGGATCCACCCCGGTTCCCAAGGACCGCGCCGCCGGACACCTGCCCCTCGGGGAGGATAAACCCGTGCTCGGCCATGAGCTCGATCGCGCGACCCCGGTTCCCGTGCGACTGCACGAGAATGTCATCGATCGTGACAGTCGGGGAATCGTATCGGCGCGCCTGCCAAGTGTGCCCGGTCGAGGCGCCACGGTTCCGCACGTTGCGGACCCGGTACATGTCGGCGCCATCCCGGATAGCCTGCGCGTCGGCCTCGCCGAAGAGCGCGTTCTGCTCCCGTTCCGAAAGCCTGTGAAAGTACTCGTACGGGTCCGTGCGCAGCTCGGTCATCGACTCCCGCGCGGGGACATGCCGACAATCACAGCCCGGATGCCGCTCGAACCCTTCATTCCAGCGGAACCACTTCCCCGCGAGCAACAGACAGTCGGGGCAGGACGGCGGGTTCAGCATGCGCACGAACCCAGTCGTCGGCGGAGACGAGGCGATCGCCGTGGACAGCGCGTCCGACGACGCCCCGGTGATGGAATCCAGCGTCAACCGGCGAAGAAACAGTTCCCCGCCGCGGAGAGCCTGCTGTGCAGTCACGCCCTGCGCGATCTGCTGCTTCGCCTCCACCACCGCATGCCGGGCCGCCGCCGACACAACCCCGCCAGACGGGGTGGCCCCCGCGAACGCGGCGACATTCACCCGGCCAGCGAGTTGCAGCGGCACGCCGACCTCGGTGCCCTCCGCCACCGCGTATTCCACCGCCGAGGCCGCGGAGTACGCTTGCGCCTGCTCGATCGTCGCCGTGATCCGAGGACCGGCGGTCTGCCAGGACAGGTCGAAATCCTCGCCCATGCGACGCCACTGCGCCCGCACCTCACGGACCGCGGACGACCTGATCGCCTGCGACTCCTGGTAATGCTTCACCGAAGCCGAAGGCAGCATCAGTCCTCCACGGTCACATCCTGGAACGGCCGCTCGATCTGCGACAGGGCACGGGTGAAGGACTCATCGTCCATCTGCTGCATCCACGTGTTCACCTTCTGATCGGTCGCCCCGGGGATCATCTCGAACCCGGCGCGGTGCGGGAAGTCCACGGCGATGAGCTTCGTGATCGCGTCCACGATCTGCGAGAACGAACGCGCTTCCGCATCACCCCAGGAGGCTTCCGCCGCGGGGTTCCACTCATCCGCGGGCTTGCCCGCCGCGATCCACGCGAGTTCCGCGACTTCCGTGACGCCCTCATCCGCGGCGTGCTGCAGCTCCTTGATGAGCGACGCGAACGCGGACTCCGCGCCCGCAAGCGCATCGCCGGTGAGGTTCGACATCTTCTGCGGCATGTACTGCGTGGGGATCTGCCCCGTCGCGAAGAACGTGTTCAGGAACGAGTCGTAGACGTGCGTGTAGTTCGCGAGGTTCGATTCCGGCATGTCGAACACCTTCGTCTGCTCCCCCGGGAACGTGAGCAGCCTGTCCACGCCGACCTTGCCGATGTCCACCAGCACGGGTATGGGCTGGCCGTTGTCATCGAGCCGCAGCTTCCCGTCCTCGTCAGTCTGATAAGCGATCTGCCCGTTCTCATCCAGCACGCGCGGGTCAAACCCGGTGATCACCCGCTGACGGAACGCGGAGAACTGCATCGCGAGCAGCATGTTGAAGCGGATCGTGTTGAGGCTGTCCTGCTGGTTGATCATGTGATCCAGCCCGGACCACGGCTCCCCGTTCGCTCGCGCCTTGTAATCGAACGTCGCGAACGGCACCCGGCCGAGCTGGTTAGGTAGCCGCTTCACCGGCTCCCACTGCCCGCCGTCCTTCTTCTCGTACCGGTACCGGTGCTCGCTGTCGTACACGAACCCGATCAGATCCTCGACCTGCTCCGTCCCGAAACTCGTCAAGCTCGAGACCTTGAGGATCTTCACGCCCCAATCGGTCACGAACGGATCCTCGTCAGAGGGATGCAGATAGACGTTCTCCATCGACTCGGGCCGGATCTTCGGGATGCCGTTCTCACCCGGCCACACCGACACCATCCCGAGTCCGTGCTTCATGATGTCCGCGAACACCTGCGACTGGCGTTTGCCCCACTTGTTCGCCTGGAACCATCGCCAGATCTCCGAATTCGTGACGTTGCGTTCCTCGTCGGTCTCACCGATACCAGCCCGCACGCCAGTGACGTTGAGGCGCTGCACCGGCGCGGACACGTACAGGTCCGTCCAGTTCGCGATCGAGTACTCACGGAGCACCTGATACTCCCGAGTCGCGCCCTTCGGCGCAAACGGCAGATCCTGCTCGCCCCGCACGTACGCCTCGCGTCGCGCGACCTTCGGCGCCCGATTCTCAATCCGCGCTTCCCCGTAGCGGAGGCGGTCGAGTGCGTCAGCCATGCGGCCCCCTAACTAAACCCGAACACCGCATGCGAGATGCGGGGTTTCTCCGGTTTCGACCGGAGCCCCTTCGCGAGCGCGTCCATGACTGCCTCGTGCGCGAGCACGCCAGACATGGCCACGTCGATCTTCAAATGCGGCTCCGGCTTACCGATGATGTACATTTCCCCGCTGCGCGCACGAGTGATCGCGTGCGACACGCACCGTTCCATCCACTCGCACCCGTCATGCGTGAACCGCGACTCCGACGCCGTGGAATCATGCCGGAACCGCTCGAGCCCAGCGTGCATGTTCTTGATCGAGTTCGTCGGCCACCGCACCACCCGCTCGGGCCCGTGCGTGTCCGCCCAGTCATCGATCTCGGACTCCCACCAGAACGGGTCGTAATAGCCCCGGACGACCTCGAAGCGCCGGTGAATCTGCCGAACCGCCTCGCGAACCTCCTGGCGGGGAATCTCCCCACCCCACTCCTCGGGCCGCCACACACACAGTCGCTCCACGCCCCCCACCGTGTAGGTGGGCGTGAACTGGTGCTGGTCCAGGGTCTCGAGCCTGATCGCCGTCCAGTCGTCGTTCTTCGACCCGTCCATGCCCAGCCCCACACGGGCGCCGGGGAACACGTCGATCTCCGACCGCTTCCCGCGATACGCGGAAAGCAATTCATCCGTGAACCACTTGTGCTTGCCCCGCACGTCACGGTTCCCGAAGAACCGCTCCGCCTGACCCGGGTCACGCTTCGCCGTCGACGCCGCCTGCGCAAGGATCGTGTCCACCGACACCCACGGCGAATCCCGGTACACGTACTCGATGATCTCGCGCCGCTCATCCGCCACATCAAACCGAAGATTCGACGGCGGCTTGTCCCAGTACACGAACACATCGTGGTCGTTCTGCTCAATCTGGATCTGCGCCGCGGAATTCTCCGCCGGGTCATACGCGTTCGTCGTCGCGAGTGTGCGGCCGTTCATGCCCGCCGCGCCACGATCCTGCGTGTCCGCGAACTCGAGCATGTTCTGCTTCGCGCCCGGGTTCGCCATCCACGTCCCAAACTCGTCCTGCAACGCGAACGAGATCGGGTTGCCCAGCTTGGTCCTGGCCTTCGCCGTCACCACGTCGATGCGGTCCCGGTTCTCGCTCAGAGACCCGCCGAGCACGCGGATGAAGCCCTCACGGACCTGCAGCAGCGGCGACAAGACCGGCGCGCCAACCATCTCCGTCAGCGGCCCGTACACGTTCGCTACCTGATCCTCCGCGAGCGCCGCAAGCTGAATCAGCGGCGACGGGTGCCGGCGGCCCATCGGCTCGCCCGGCTCGTACTCGTACACCCACCCGCACGGGCAGCCGTTCTCCGAGCACTCATACACATCACCGCGCTTCGCCCACCCAGCAAACTGCGACGGGCCCACGGCCTCGCCGGCGACCACGCCAGCCGACCACGGACCCTTGCCCGACTTCTGCGGGCCCACGATGATGCCCTTGCGGAACGTAAACGCCTGCGCACCAATCGGCCGGCCACCCTCGAGCGCGGCAGTCTCCCGCACCCGGTAGAAACTCGCGGTGCACCAGTACTGCCACCGCGACTGCTCAAACGGCTGCCCACGATCCCAGCCATCCGGGATCACCAGATGCTGTGCATACCAGGCGTCGAGGAGATGACCGAGCGTCGGGAAATCGATCCGCAGCTCAGCCATCGCACCCTCCTAGCCAGTCACGACATCGAACCTTCGCCGCCGCTCCTGCGCCGTGGACTCCGACTTCTTCGCCGCACGCTTCACCGCGGTCTCGTCCTCCACGACCTTCCAGCCGTTCAGGCTCATGCCCTGCGGCGTCAGCCCGATCTCGTCACGAAGCCGCAGCATCGCCGTCACATCCGCGGCCTTCGCCTCCGGCCCCTCGACCCGAACCGACACGCGAACGTAATGCGCTACCGCGTCCTGCCGCCACTTCTCCCGCGACCAGCACGACGCCTGCGGATACCGCCACAGCCGACGCCACAGCGCCAGCTCCCGACGATGCGTCTCCTCCGTCAACTCGGTCGAGAGCGCACGGTACGGCTTGCCCTCATCCGAGAGTTCCGTCACGTACACATCCAGCTTCGGCAGCGGGAACACCGGCACGTAACCCTTGAACCCCTTCGCCGGAAGCTCCACGTACTCCCTGCCCTCAGAGCGGGCCGAGAACGGATTCGCAGGAGGGCCAGAGCGCGCCCGAGCGCCACCAGAACCCATCCCAACCACCTCCTTGACACCTGTAAAGCAGAAACGTTTTGAACCCACCACGCGCTTTTTTCGCATCCCCGGCGGTACTGGTCCGCTGGGTGAGAATGGGTGGCCCCACCCCTTGTTGCGGGTGGGGTCGAGGCGCGTGTTCGAATGTTGTTCGAATGGTTGGTGTTGGTCAGTGTGCAGCGTTGTGGGCTTTGGTGCCTGCTGCGGAGAGGTTGCAGTGCGCGTGCTCTGGTCCTGTCCAGTCGTCGCGCCTGTCTGTGTGGCCTAGGTGCCAGTCGTGGGCGGCGGTGACGTGGTGTCCGCACTTGGGGCATGCTGGGTGTTCGCCTGTGGCGAGGCGTTGCTGCCAGTGTCGGCGGAGGCGGTCGTGGGTGGTGTCGTAGCCTCGGGCTTGTCGGGGTCCGCGTGCACGGTCTTGGGTCCGGGTGTGCTCGGGGCATCGGGTGGTGCCGGTGAGTTCGGGGCAGCCTGGCTCAGCGCATCGTCGTAGTGCTGGCATCGCTGGTGATCTCGTCGGGCCTGGGTTGCGTGAGGCGGTCGACTAGCCATCGGCTGCGCTCGGTGCGCTCGGTGCGCTCGGCACGGATCGTCTCGGCTTCGTCGTCCGTGACTCGACGTGCGGTCGACCATGCACCGGCTGCGTAGACCACGGCGAGACGGGACCCGTCGTAGACGTGGAGCGTCCCGGTCGTGGCCTGCACCGTGAATGTGTCGGCGGTGATGAAGTCATCACTGCCGCGGGTGGTGACGTGGATCATTCGTTGCCCCTGTCACTTTGCGCATCGCCCTTCATGGCGTCCACGTACGTGGAGATGTCTGCCTTCAGCGTCACCGTGTCCATCATGCCTCCCGGCTTGTGTGTCTACCCCTGGCCTCGGCTGTGCACCCGGTGGGTCTGCCAGCGGGCCAGGGAAGAAAAAGCCCCACCAGTCCCGGAGGACGGTGGGGAGCTATGAGCGCCGGGATACGCGTGCCTCCCGGCCAGGGCCTCGTGTGACGTTGTAGCCGCCAGTGTGCGGCCTCTGACGCGGCCTGTGGCCGGGGCGTCAGGCAATCGGCACTCGTCCGGCATGTTGCAGCCGGTGCGCCTGCGCGTTTCTCTTGGCCCGGGAGCGCTATGCCCGGTGCAGCACCCGCCGCGGTACGAAAGGCTAAGCTCCCGCGGCGGATTGCCAAGCTGTGGGGCGCGCTCGCCATGAGTCGCACGACCAGAAGCGGGCACCCTCATGGGGCGATGCATGTCCCGCGTAGACCTAGTGGAAACGACGAAACCCCCGAGAGGTGCAACCTCCGGGGGTCTCGTACACAGGCAGATCGCCTACGGCTGCAAGCCTATCACAGTCAGGCGCAATTCGGGGATCTACGATCCGACCTTGAGATTCAGCTTGCGGCGTGCCTCCGCGAGCTCCTGATGCTCCCGACACTCCGACCACTCGACCTGCGAGGTCCGCCCCGATTTGCGGCTCTCCACTGCACCGCCCGCGACCCAGGACTGCACCGTGCGGATACTCACGCCGAGGCGTTTCGCTGCCTCCCTGACGCTCAGCCACACCTCTGCCCGCATCACCGCCCCACAGCCGGCGCACACGCCCGAGTTGTGGGTGAGGTCTGCCCACACGTCTCGGACGCCGCACACCTGGCAGTGCCGGGGGCGTTGCGCGACCTCCCGCACCTCGAGCATGCGGACCTTCCGCGCGAGCCATTTCAGGTCATCCTCGGTGGCGTCCTGCCAGTGCGCGTAGAGCGGCGACGATGCAATGTCCGCCCATGTGCGGGTAAGGATGCCTGCGAGCAGTCCCGCGTCGCGTCCCGCCTGTAGGGGGTCGTCGGTCACGACCCTCCCGTAGCGGAGCCTGTCGCCACGGATCACGCCGGCGGCCTGCACATCCCGGGGCTGCACGTACTCCCACCCGGACTGTGCGCGGTCCCAGTAGTCGATGGCGTCGACGAGGATGCGCATGAGCCGGTCGAGGTCGTGGAGGGCGGTGACTCTGGCGGCGTCGGATGGGTCGCTGCCTTGCGCGGGCAGGTCGGAGGGCTGCGAGGACGGGATGATCTGCCCCGCGAGCTGCGCTGCGAGGTCAGCCGCTTCGCCGATTAGCTGCCTCACGTCGATTTCGGTCACGTGTCCTCCTCGTCCATGAAGTCGCAGTCGCTGATCACGCACACGTGCGTGCGGGCGTACAGCGTGGGGATCGTGACTACCGTCGCGTCACTCATGCGTCGTCTCCGTCCATGATCTTGAGCACCATGTATGTGACCTGACGCCGGCCAAACTCGTAGGCGCTATCAGGCACCGAATCTGCGAGCGGTTGGAGGAACTTCCGGATTGCGGCGAGCTTCGCTTCCGCCTTGCGGGCTCGCACGAAGAGCTCGGCGGCATCGTCCTTGAGCGCGTCCACCCGCTGCTCCGCGGCCTCCGCGCGCGCTCGCTGCGCCGAGCACGCGCACGGCGTCACCGCCGCAACCGCCGCCGCAATGCGCTCGATGCGCTCGATGCGCTCGATGCTGTCGCTACTCATCCCTCTGCTCCTCCTCTAGCCAGGCCATCGCCTCGACATCCCGCCCACCTCGCGGCTCCTGCCCATACGGATTTGACTCTCGGCCGGTGAGGCCACTGCTTTGATGAAACGCCCAGCAATCTCCGTACCCTTCTGCCCAAGCATTTTCCTTAACCCGGCGCAGCCAGGATTCGAATTGGGTATCGACCTCAGAAACGAATTCCGAGTCGAATTCAGTGGCGTTGACGTCGGGTAGTCCGCAGGTCTGGATCAGTCGATACGAAATCTTGACTTCGCTAGTGAGGTCCTCGGCCCACTCACTCATCGCTCTCTCCTAGCTCTCGCACGAGCACGAGATAGCAGTCGGTGTCATCCCAATCGTCATCGACAAGCCAGCGACCATCACGCTCCGTGTCGATACCGTCCGGCAGCTCAGGCGGGTAGTCACGGATGATGCATCCCGTGTAGGGCACGGTCCACCCATATCCCCACCGCCACTCGTGCAGGACACCGTGGAACTCGAACTCCTCCTCCCCACACCAGGGGATGGAATGATGGTCGGCTTCCACGTAAGCGCACGAGCAAGGCGTCTCCCACGGGCCATCGCTGGCATCGACACCGTCGACCTCGTGAGGCTTGCCACACTCCTGCCAGCCGCCGCACCCACCCGACACGGTGCACTCGACCGAGTACGTGTAAGCGTTGCTCCGGTCATGCTCGTCCGGTTCCCGGTACTGAGAGAGACGCTTGAGAAAATCTTCGTCTCTCGTGATCGTGATGATGTGCTTAGTCATCGCTCTCTCCAATCGCTGCACGCAGCACCTCGCGCGCAGCCGCGCGCCAAAGATCCACCGCGGGATAACGCTCTAGAAGAATCTGCTCCCAGCTGGCGGCGCCGGACGGCGTTTCCCGGCGAAGCGCATCCTCGTAAGCCGCTCGCGCGCCCCGCTCTACGGCCTCCGGGTCATCAGCGAGACCCCGCAGACGCTCGACCTCATCGAGCAGCGCGAGGACCGTCGGAGGATCAAACGTCTCGATATGCCGCAGATCCTCGTCCGTGCCGGACTCCCAACACGGGGAATCGAATCCATCCGAGGCGGTGTACTCACCGAGGATGATCTCGCCCCCAGAGCCCTCCGGCCATATGCCCCGGCTGTAGTGATCGTAGTCAGCCTCCCACGACCCATCCGTCGCTCCCGTCGCGACCGTGCGCAGCTCGGCAAGCCGCTCATCGGTAATCCGCTCAGACATCGAAAGCACCTCCCTCGCCAGCCTCAGCGGCCAAGATCTCCGCCGACTCCTCATCGACACCCATCTGCTCGAGGCGTTCCCGCATCTCCTGCTCGAGCACCTCATCCGTCTCGCTCAGGTACACGCCCACCGCACGAAGCTGCATGTCGGCCACGGCGAACATGCCGCCACGCAACGCTGCAATCGCGGCGTCCACCGCCGCGATCCCCTCCGGCGACCGCACATCGGATCGCAGCGGCCCATCCACGTAGCCGACGAACTCGCTCAGCGCCCGAGCCCGGGCCTCGAACGGCTCCCCGTCCGGCCCGCGGTTATCCAGATCACGAAGCAGATACATCAACCTCACCTCCCGCGAGCGCCGCGAGCACCGTCTCCGCGATGCCTCGGGCCTCCTCCCGGGCAGCATTCGCGCCCTCACTGTCAGGCATCACGCCCCGAAGACCTCCGCACTGCCACAGGGACTCGTCCCATGCAGCAGGATCGACACGACGAGCAGCCGCCTCGACCACGCTCTCGGGCGGGGCCGCGAGCGCCGCGAGCACGGCATCGGCGATGTTCTCGGCGTCGTCGTGTGCGAGAGCCCCGTACCCGCCAGGGACGCTAATCGTCCCCCCTGATACTGCTCCAACTATCGCATCTCGAAGCTCACTGCCCATCGTCGCTCACCTCCTCGTAAGTCTCCATGAAGATCGACTCTTTGATCGGGTAGAACTCGCCCTGCACGCCCCGGATGATCCAATCGCCCAGCTCCGCCTTCATGTCGCCCTCGAGCGTGCGGATCACCAGACACCCATCCGCGGGATCGATCGTCACGCCCGAGTCCGCGCCATTTCCCGGCTCGTCATCACACGGAGGCGAGACCGTGCCGATGTGCTCCGCAACCCAGCCATAGACTCGAGCCGCCTGCAGGTTCCGCGCGTACCCATCGCTCGACGGATCCACGCCCTCCGGGTACCGCTCCGGGAGGCGCATCGCCTCGATCGTCACCGGCCTCTTTCGGTACTTCTTCGGCTCAGTCATTGGTCGTCTCCTTGTCATCTCCGTCGAGCCCCAAAGTTTTGGGTAACTTTGGGGTGTGGCAGCCGCAGCCAGGGCGGCCGCAGGTCGAGTTGAACGGCATGCGCGTACACCGAGCGCAACACCGCTTCCGAGGTTGAGGACGTGCGGACACGTCCGGGACATGCACTTGAATCGGGAGGCCCATCAGGGCTCCTTTCCGGCCATACGGCCATCAAAAAAGCCGCCACCCTGAAGGCGGAGGCTAAATACTTGGGGGTGAAGGCCTAGAAAGGTGGCTCTTCACTCCATCCCTGGGCCTGCTGTGTGGCCTCTCCTGGGCCGAAACCACCCCGCCCCTCACTGGGGGACCAGGACGACGTTTGCGCGCCCCCAGCGGGCTGTGAGCGCTCCGCACGGGACACCTGTGCCGTCGCGTACCGAAGCGCGGGACCAATCTCGTCCACCTCGAGCTCGAAGACGGTGCGCTTCTCACCCTCCTTCGTCTCGTACGACCGCTGCTTGAGCCGCCCCTGCACGATCACGCGAGCGCCCTTCGACAGCGACGCCGCCACATGCTCCGCGTACTCCCGCCACACCGACCAGCGCAGATACAGCGGGTCGCCGTCCTTCCACTCGCCCGACTGCCGATCGAACTGCCGCGGTGTCGAGGCGACGGTGCCGTTCGCGACGGCCGTGCCGTTCTGCGTGTACCTGAGTTCCGGGTCCGCGGTGAGGTTCCCCACCACGGTGATAGTCGTTTCGTTAGCCATTAGTGTTTTCTCCTTCGTCGTTCTTGATAGATGTGCTCCAACACCCCCGCAGGGATACGAGGGAACAGCGCCGCGGCTGCGCTCATCGGCAGCCACGGCTTCGTGTACAACGCCTGAACGAGCGCGTCCACGTCATGCGCCCACGTGCCATCCGCGGCACGCGGCGGAGGCAGCACCACACTCATGCAGGCACCCCCTCGAGGTGCGCCATCAGCGCCCGGCCGATGTGCTCCGTATACGCAGGAGGGACCGCCTGCGTACAGCCATGCCAGTCGGCCCACTGCATGCCCATCGCGTCCCGCGCCTCCTCCACCGAGGTGGCTTTCCGGCCTCGTGAGGTGCCGTCCGGGCGGGACCAGTGCCGGGACCGGAGCGCGCCGTACACCCCCACGGGCGTCCCCTGGCCGGCGTGGTCGCACGGCAGCGCCTCGATCGGCACGCTCGACTCGAAAAGCCGGTGCCGTCGCACGGACAGCCCGAAGGACGACCCGCACAGCCTCACCGGATCACGCATCTCGGCCCGCGCGCCCTCGACGTTCTCGATCACATACGGCAACCCCGTCGCCTCGAGCAAGCCCCGCACGGCCGGGATCATCCGAGAGTGCTTCGACCGGTCAGGGGTGACCGTCGAGTAGCCCTGACACGGCGGAGACGCGTGGATCGCGTCGAAATCCGAGAGCGCGTACCCGATCACGGGATGCGCACGGCGGTCGAGGAGCTGCCGAAGCAGCTCGAGCGCGTCGCCAACGATCACGTCGTACGGGTACCGAGGCTGATCCTCGATGTCTACGCCGATGACGTCAAAACCGGCATCCGCATACCCCGCGGCCGCGCCGCCCTGCCCGCAGAAAAGATCCAGCATGAGCGGCCTCACGACTCCACCCCCCGGACGTCGAGGCTCGCGAGCCTCCGCTGAGCATGCTCGCGGACAAACACGCTCACGTCGTCGCGACGCGACATGCCCAGCCAGAACCGCCGCTCGTCCAAGAGCGAATCATCGGCCCGAGCGTCCGCGAGTTCCCTCTCGGCCCACGCGACCCTCGCCCGAGCCCGACGCCCCTGCTCCACCTCCGCGAGAACATCCCCCGGCTTCGGAAGGCCGAACTTGTCCGACGTCCATCCTCGGACCACTCGCACCAAAGCGGCCTGCGCCTCCTCAAACGGCACCCCGTCCAGAAGCACCGCCCACGTCGTCGCCTCATCCCGCAGCGCCTGCGCCTGATACTCCGCCGACGACTGGTCAGCAGCTTTCGATCGCTGCAGCATCGCCGTACGGGCGAACTTCACCAGCTTCGCCGCCTCCGAAATTTCCATGCTCCATCTCCTCCAACTGCTGAATCGCTAATCGCTCCGGGTCCACCCACGTGCTCGACCTCGACTGTGGGAGCTCATCCGTCCACCGCTCGCGGTTCAGCCACACGAGCAGCCCGGGGGTGAATCGCTTGTCCGTGGTCGCGGCGTAGGCGTCTCCGAACTTCGAGATCTCGCCAGCGAGCCATTCGGGGTCGTGCTGCTTGGCGAGCCGGGCGAACTTCTCGAGCGCGGGTTTCTTCTCAACCTTCTTCGGCCAGTGCTTCCACGCCTCCTCGAAGAGTCCGGCGATCTCTGATCGACGAAGAGACTGTTCCTCTGTTCCCCTGTTCCCCTGTTCCCCTGTTCCCCTGTTCCCCTGTTCCGGGAAGTGAGTACTCACTGAGCTATCACTGAGCAGCACTTGAGCATCAGGAGCGGGGCGGAGAATCCCCTGATCAGGCAACGGATAACGGCCAGGGGAAGGGCGGTTGATCTTCTGATGACGCGACCAATTCGTGACATGCAAAAACCCGCGCCCATCCACCTCATACCGGCCGATCAACCCCGCCGAAAACAAGCGATTGAGCCCTCCTGAAACACGATTGAGCGTGTCATGAGGACTCACTGAAAGGTCATGAGCGAACAAGTCGGCGGCGATAAACGCTGCCTCATCCACCCCGACCCCGTTGTCGTCCACATACGACCACAAGCCGATAAACAGCAGCCGATCCTCGATCTCAAGCCCCGACACATCCGGCGACCGCCAAAACTCAGGCTTAATGCTTCTGATCCTCACCGACTACCTCCCTCCTAGAATCCGGGGTCCGTGAACGCCTCCTCCACGCCCCCATCCGGCAGCAGCCACCAGGCATGCCCCGTGAGGTCGTAGAACGCGGCGTTCGCCGGCTGCCGCTCAGGGTTGCTACCAGACGGCAACGCCCACCCAAGATCCGCGCCACGCGCCCCGGAATGCGCAACGCCATGACAGCCCGAATGGTTCCCCCACCCGCACAGGTGGAGGATGTTCACGACCTCATCCCGGCCCCCACGGGACCGGAACTTGCGATGGTGCATCTCGCTCGCAGGGGCGGCCCTGCACCCCTCGCACACCCCGCCAGACCGTGCCTCGACGATCGCGCGGACACGCTTCGGGATCATGCCGCTACCCCCTCACGCCACAGCCGCAGGCACTCCGCCACACACCCCGCGCAGTTCCACCCCTCCGGGCGGTCACCGAGAGGACCGAGGCAGATCTGACAGCGCGTCACCGACGCCCGCACATACCCGGCCTTCTCCGCACGCCGCTCGCCTCTACGCGCCGCGTCAGCGGCCCGGCAGTCCACGCACCGGCAAGCGTGCGCCTGATAGCAGGTAGCCGTGCGACCGTGAGCATGACCGTCAGGGCACCGGCCCAGGCTCGCGCGACGGGACCGCTGACGCTCAGCCTGCCCCTCGACGCACGGCCGGCACCGGCAGCGGTGATGCCCATAGCACGTCGACGTCTCCCCGTGCCTATGCTCCGGCGGACACACCCTCACCGGAATCCCCCCGGCACATCACGAGCAGACGGCACCGACGGCGACGACTCCCACGCCTCCTGCCGGCGACGCTCCGAAGCGATCTCCGAACGGCACGCGTCAGCCTGCGCCGCGAACAGGTCCAGGCGCTTCCGCAGGCCCGTCACGAGCGCGTCAGACACCTCCGCCGCCTCGTACAAGCCGTCCTCGTCATCCGCGAGAATGCGCGCGTTCAGGTCCGGGACAGTGAGCTTCTCGCCCTCCCCGGCAGCCTCCGCCTTCAGGAGAATGCGTTTGCGTGCCGCGTAGCGTTCCCACGCGACCTTCGCCTGAGCCGCCTCACGCACCGCCTGCTCAAACGCCGCGGCCGCAGAATCCCACTCAACCAGCGTGCCGTTCAACCTCGCCTGCGCCGTCACTGCAGCTCACCAGCCCGACGCTGAATCGTCGCACCCACCGGCGCCTCCAACGGCGTGATCGCCGCGAGCAGACCCGCTTTCTGCGCCTCCTGCCAGACCGCACGCACCTCGTCCGCAGTCGAGCAGGCATCAAGCTTCTCCGCCCACACCGCCCACTCCGCACCAGTCAGCACGCGAGGCTTCGGCAACTCCTGCTTCGGCTTCGCCGCAGCATTCCCGTCGTCGTCCTCGTCCGGGGCGATGCCCGTCACCGCCGACAACGCATACCGTCTGGCATAGGTGATCTCCGAGCCCCGCTGCTGCGGGTTCCCCCCACCCAGCGGATAGTCACCCTCGACCTTCTCGCCGCTGGTGTGCTGCAGCTCGTAATGCAGCACGAACGCACCGTCGCGCATCGTCGGCGCCGCGACCCACGCGAGCCCCTGCCTCCCCAGCGCGGGGAGCACCACCGAGACGATATCTTCCAGCGCCGCATAGCGATTCTTGTAGTGCGGATTCACCGACCCCTTCCCCACCTTGGGGAGATCCGCCTGGAACGCAGCCAGCGCCGCCGTAAGCGTCTTGTGCTCACTCATCGTCTTCCTCCTTCACAGGCGTGACCGTCACGCGCGGCCCGCCCGGCTTCGTCGCCTTCTGAAACTGCCGGTGGAGATCCGGGTGCGCGGCCTTGAACGCCGTCGCATCGAACCGCGTCCCGGGCTTCGGGATCGACACCGTCACTTTCCCCAGCGGGGACTCCACCGAACCCCCCTCCGGGAACAAGCCCGCGATCGCATCCGCCGCCTGGTCCATGCGCTGCTGCGCAGCCTCGCGTGACTGCTTCGCGTCCAGGTACTCCGCCTGCCACGCCTCGACACCCATCACCGGGCCCTCGAGAAACCGATCCGCGAGCTCGATCAGCTCGAGAATCCTCTGCTCGTCCCGCTCAACCCACGACGACCGCACCGGGAACGCGTACGGCTCCGGCCAGTGCCCGTCATGCTGCTCCCACACCAGCAGACACCGCTCCGCACCCGTCACGTACATCTGCCACTGCATCTGATCCGCATAGGTAGTCGACCAGTAGTAGCCCCCGGACGGGTCGAGGTCATGCGACGAGGTCTTGAACTCCCCGATGAACAAGCGCCCGTCGAAATCCTCACCGAGCGCATCCGGGGACGCGAGATGCCGGGAATCCTCCCGCGCGTGGAACACTCGATGCTCCGGCTCAAGACCGAAACCACGCGCATGCTCCGCGATCACCGGCTCCCGCGCCACGCCCCACGACGTATGACGGTTCCCCGAGAACGTTTCCTCCCCGGCCTTGACGCGGCGAAGCTCCGCCTCGAACGCGGGCGACTTCGCGAGCTTCGCAACCTCCGTCGCCGTGATGCCCTCGCGCCGCTCCGCAAGCCACGCTTCCCGGTCCTCATCCGACGCGCCAGCGCGCGCCAGTAGATCCTGCAAACTCATGCCGCTTCTCCTATCTCCTCAATCACCAGCGCCACGCCGGCCTCTGCGGCGTGCTCGATCTCGCACCACGACCGCACGACAATCCCGTGATGGTCATCCGCGACCACCCCCGCATCCACCAGCCCATCTATCGCGGCTTTCAATGTCGGATTCGGTGCCGCGGAATCCCGCCGGCGTTTATCCGTCACCGACCACACGAGATGAATCTGGCAGCGCGAAAGTCGCGGAATACCCGCAGCACGGGCTCGCCATGCCGCCCTTTCGCGAATCTCCCTGGTTATCGGTGCTTTCGCCCGCCAATGTTTCCGGTCGTTCTCCCGCAGCGGCGGCGACTGATACCGCAGATCAAGCGTCCACGCCCGCATCCAGATCACCGCCCGCCCATAACGCGAGCGCGAAATACGACATGAAAATAAACGCGCACCCGAACGCGTTCCCGACACCGAGGCAAATAGGCTCTTCACGAACGAGGGTGTAGTCGAGGTCTGAAACCGCCGGCTTCGAGCAGA